ATACACTTTCAACCGAGTTTATCGAATACAATAGAGATATGTCTGAAGCATATTTTTACTTAGAATCTAATGGATTATATACACCTGAAGGTATAGAATATACACAATATAATCTATTTACTTCAACCGGAAGACCATCCAACACTCATAATGGTATAAATTATGCAGCACTTAATAAAGAAGATGGTAGTAGAGATAGATTTACTAGTAGATTCAATAATGGTATGTTAGTTGAAATGGACTTTGATGCATATCACCTTAGATTGATAGCAAATCTTGTTGGATATAAATTACCTGATGATAGTGTACATACATATCTTGGAAAGTATTATTTCGGTAAAGATGAATTAACAGAGAAAGAATATCAAGAAGCAAAACAGATAAACTTTAAGATTCTATATGGTGGTATACCTGAAGAATTTAAGAATATTGAATTTTTTAGTCTTATTAGTAAGTTTATTGGAAAACTTTGGCATGAATGGAAGTCAAAAAATAGCGTAACTACATATTTATATAAGAGACGTATGACAAAAGAACGTCTTGGAGAAATGAATCCTCAAAAGCTTTTTAATTATTATATTCAAGCTTATGAAACAGAATATAATATACAAGTAATAAAGAGGTTCAAGAAGGTTTTGAATGACAAACAAACAAAGGTTGTATTATGTACTTATGATAGTTTTCTATTTGACTTCGATATATCTGATGGTTTAGATACCTTAAAAGAATTAAAGAACTCAATGAAAATTCAGTCAAAAGTTTCAATCGGTGCAAATTATGGTACTATGATTGATAAGTCGCTCTAAACTCTTATATTTATATATAAATAATAAGGATACGTGGACAAATATGAATTTTAACAGACTAGTTTCAGAATGGGCATGGAGAGTAAATGATGGATGCCCAGATCCGAAGAATAGAACTCATGTAGAATTTCTCAGAGATGTTTTGAGAGAATCTGGATATGACGAGGACTTCATACAAGAATATACCAAAAATCTTACAGAGAACAAGAAATTGCCATTCCAGGCATTTAGCAGAAAGGCACAAAAAATAGTAGGTTTTGCCACGAGAGATGCAAGAAAACAAGCAATAAAAAAAGGTACCCATATTGACCTTGACAAACTTAAGAAAAGAGATCCCTTTAAGCGTGGCGGAGGAGCTCAAACAGGTACACAAATATCATTTGATAGAACTGCTGCAGGCCGTGACAATCTAGCTAATATTGATTTTGACCAACTCAAAGACAAGAAGAAAGATTCTAAATATACTCCAGAACAGGTAGAAAAAGAAAAACAAAGAAATGCTAGAATATCTGAGGGAATAGACTTATTAGTACCAGCAAAAGACGCAAAAACGGGTGCAGGAACATATAATATGTCTAAGGAAGACCAAGGAATGTATAAAGAATTTCTTAACAAATCTCCAGAAGATATTGCAAGAGAACAAGAAAGGTTAATAAAGGAACGTGAAGACCAATATGGCGGTCCAGTAGAAGATAAAGATGTTGATGATTTAATTGCAAAGGTTAAACAAGATTTTAAGGATGGAAAGATTCCACCTCCAGATACTTGGGCAAAATTTAGAGATAGAGTTTCTGGAAAAGGTGCACCACCTGAAGAATATGTTAGTGGAAAATATCCAGAAGACCATCCTAAATATCCAGGAATGTCTAAAAGAGAGGTAAGATTTAGAGAAGTTATTAGACACTATTTATCAACAGGTGGAGTTAGTCCAATCACGGGGCAAGAAGTACCTTTACACGAAGCTCAATTAGACCATATACAATCTTTAGATAATGGTGGAGTAGACGAACCAGATAATTGGATGTGGATGGAAGATAGATTTAATCAATTTAAGGGTTCAAGAACAGATGATGAAATTAGAGCAGCACTAAAAAGAAAAGGATTCCAAACTGAACACGAAGAACTTCTTAAATTATCTCAAACTGAATTAGCTAATTTTAATAAGGAAGCAGAAATAGAATTTTGGAATAAACAATTCACAGATAACGGAAAAAATACAGGACTTTCAGAAAAACATCTTGAATCTATGAGTGTAGATGAGTTAAATAATGTAGCAAAAGGATGGAATCAAAGTTTAGGAGATAAGAAACACCCTGATTATATAATTAGAAGAGACCAATTAGACGTAACGTTTACAAATGCAGATGGAGAGGAAGAAACTTTAACAAGAAATAGAAATAATAGTGTTAAGCCTATTAAAGGAAGGCCTGAAACCTACGGATTAGTAAGAGACCCATCAACAAATAGAACATATAAAAATCCTGAATATGAAGACCTAAGTGACGAAGAAGCATATGAAAAGTCTATGAAAGACTATAAGTCTGCAAGGGCTGGTACCAAAAAAATATCAAGAGAAAAATACATTGAAAGGCTAAAGAAGGTAGGCGCGGTAATAGATACTGAATCTACTGATAATACTTTTGAAGAAGGATTAAACGAAATAAAAGAAAAGGGTAGTTCCATACGTAAAAAAATAGACCAAACAAAAGAAATTGTTATGGCTGATGTAAATAGTGGATTCAAAAAAGCAAAGATTGTAGATAAGGCCATGAAAGAATGGGCCAAACTTCCAGAGACTATAGAGCTAAAGAAACTTCATGATAAAGATAAAAAGGCTAGAAAGAAGGATTCAGAAAATGTCATGAATTATAGAAATGCAAAGGCAAAATATGAACTAGAACAATGGGAACAGTTCGGGGAGGATAAATAATGAAAACCCAGCTACTTTGTACCTTTACAAACCACCGTGCACTATCTAAAGTCGTAGATAGAATTATAGATGCGTACGATATTTTGTATAATAAAATGTTTGTTCTAAAGAATGAAAATGATACTAGAGAATTGATGTGCACATATAATATTGACGCATCAGGTAGGGTAGAAATATTTCCAGAAACTATATCTCTACATAGAAAGAAACAAACAAATACATTATATACAATCAATGCGCTAAATGAAACTATAAAATTGTGCAATAATGGAGTCCTAGATACAAATTTTCAAGTAGATTGGGAAAATTATAGAAACTGTATAATGGTCACAAATGAAGACGGATTAAGACGAATAGATACTTCTGTTAAAGAAATTATACATATTAAGGTAAAACGCTGATATTTATATATGGTAAACTATCACACGGAGACTAAAAATGATTAGATTAAAAAACTTATTGAATGAACAACCTGAAGTAAAAGAATCAGAGTATGTTGATGACGATGAAATAATAAAATTCAAAGACGAAGACGGAAAACCAAGAGAAATGAAGGCTGGTGCTGCAAAGAAAATGAAGCAAGGATCTCCAGCTAAAGTTGCTTGGGATCAGGCAAACGAAAAAGGTGAGAAGGCTGCAAAAGGTGGTGGAGATGATGATAAAAAAGATGCAACAAGAGTTGACTTTGACAGAACAGCTGGTAAAGATGCTGCAGATTCAAAATCAGATGATAAGAAATCAGCTCCTAAGTCTGAGAAAAAATACAATGATAGTTCAAACATAACAAAAAATGATAAAGGTGAGGATGTTTTCTATATAGGAGGAGCAGGTAATGAAGAAGAAGTAGATGTAAGTTATCTAAACAGCAATCTAGATATTGGACTATCTGATGAAGACTTGACTGAAAGGTTTAAGGACGGATCGGCAAGCATGGAAATGGATCCAGATAGCGGAACAGTAAGATTCTATTTAGAAGATGACAACGGATATATAAGTGCTGAGGTTGAAGATGGTGGATATTTTGATGGAACTTTCGATGACTATGAAGGAGCAGATTCAGAAACGCTTCGAGACAGTTTAGAAGACTTATTAAGATATCAATATCATGATAATAATAAACCTACTTGGGACGGTGCATACGACAAAGCATATAACCTGACACCTGAACAATTTCAAGCTATTGCAGATGAAGAAGGTTTCGAATATAATGGTGAAGAGGATGATGGATATGCCGATATAGATTCTAGTGGATTTGCGGATTGGATGGATGAACAAGACGAAGATGATGAATATTCTTATGATATTAACAGAACTATTAGACTAGCACTTCACCCTGAGGCAAAAAATGAATCAATCAAGAGTAGTGGTAATATCAAGCTATCAGAATTGATAAAGTCAAAAAAATAATGGCAGATCAAGATTTAATATTAGGTAAAGACAAGAATGGTAATACTATTTCTTATCATGGTAAGAAGCTAGGTGTTAAAAAAGATCCTAATGCACACTTCAAGAGACGTGAAAAGGACGAAGAAGAGTTAAGAGTCCTTTTACGTGACTTGATAGCAAAAGAAGTAAAAAATCTATTTGTAAAAAAATAGTGAAAATAATTGACCTGGGTTTTACCATGTCAAATATTTTGTTTATATTTATACTAAATAACAAATAACTGAAAATAACTAAAAATTAGCAAATGAATCAATTAGTAATAGCTATTCTATTATTCACACTAGGCCAGGCTCTCATCTGGATTCAAACGAACGGGCAATTTCTTTGGAAATGGTTCGACAAAAACCCACTAATCTTATCAATCGCATTTGGAACTATAATTTCCTATATCTTTATTTATGCAACAAAATTTGTTGTAAATTATTTTGATGGTCTTTTATGGCCAGGCAGATTTATAGGTTTTGGTACGGGTATGATATCGTTTGTAATACTAACTTGGATATTTATGGGTGAAGGTATAAGTACGAAAACTGCAATATCTCTTGTTTTAGCAACAACATTGGTTTCAATACAAATTTTATGGAAATAATTTTCACATGTCAAATAAATTTATTATATTATAGAATATGGCAAAACAACTAGGATACGCATGTATAAATATGACTCTTGCAAAGCAAGGCATATCATGTAACAGAAGTATGATACGTAGAACCTTTGACTCAAAAGGTGTAGCGTATGCATCAGAACTTATATTAGAAAACTTACGAAATCTAACAAAAATTATAAGTTGGAATAATCAAAATGGAATAAAAGTATATCGAATGTCGAGTAATATGTTTCCATGGATGTCTGAATACGAATTTACAGATTTACCAGATTATGATAAAATTTGTAATTTACTAAAAGGTATCGGTACATTGGCAATGGAGAATGGTCAGCGTTTATCGTTTCATCCAGGTCAATTTTGTGTACTAGCTTCACCAAATGAAGAAGTAGTACTCAATGCTATGAATGAACTTGACAAATCTGCACAGATTATGGACCTTATGGGTCTACCAGAATCTCGTATGGCAAAAATTAACATTCATGTTGGTGGTGCTTATGGTGATAAAAAGACTGCACTAGAAAGATTTTGTAAAAACTTCTTGCGACTACAACCTTCAGCACAAGCACGTCTAACTGTAGAAAATGACGATAAAGCAAACATGTACTCTGTAAAAGATCTATATGAAGGTGTATACAAAGTAGTTGGTATACCTATTGTATTCGATTATTTTCATCATAAATTTTGTACAGGTGATATGACTGAAGAAGAAGCTCTTAAACTTGCTGCTTCTACATGGGGTGATGTAAAACCTTGTACTCACTATTCAGAATCAAGACGTGCAGAAAAGAAACTTATAATAGAACAAATATGTAAGAATAATAATATTACAATGGAGCAAATGCAAGATTGGCCAACACTAGCTGGCCACTATAAAGAGTTCAGTAAAATAAAAGAACAAGCTCATTCAGACTATATTAAAGAAGAAATTAAAGATTATGGTCTAGACATTGACGTTGTCGTAGAAGCTAAAGCCAAAGAATTAGCTTTTATGAGTGAAGAGTATAAAAAAGTTTTAACAGAAGTTTTACCATGTTAGATTTTTTTATTATATTAAGTAATAATTAACAAATAAAAGGAGAGAAAAAATGGCTATTGACTTAGATGCAATAAGACGTAAACTCGGAGATTTACAATCTCAAACGACTAGGACTTCACACTTATGGAAGCCAAGTCCAGGAAAAAACCAGGTAAGAATTGTACCTTACCAGTATAACAAAGACAACCCTTTTCAGGAATTGTTTTTTCATTATGACTTAGGTAAAAAGAACTATCTTTCACCAGTTACATTTGGAGAAGCAGATCCAGTTGTTGAATTTTCTGAAAAACTAAAAGCTACAGGAAATTCAGATGATTGGAAACTTTCTAAAAAACTTGAACCAAAAATGAGAACTTATGTTCCAGTATTGGTAAGAGGTGCAGAAGGAGAAGGAGTAAAACTATGGGGATTCGGTAAGCAAGTATACACAGAACTATTAGGCTTCATTACTGACCCAGATTATGGTGATATTACAGATCCATCAAGTGGTAGAGATATTGTTGTTGAATTTACACCTTCAGAAGGAGCAGGTTCATATCCAAAAACTACTATTAGAGTAAAACCAAATCAAACACCAGCTACTACAGATAAAGCTATCGCTGATAAAATTATGACTGGTCAAGAAGATATTTTTAACATATTTAAGAAAGTATCTTATGATGATTTGAAAGTTGCTCTAGAAGAATGGTTAGACCCAAGTAATGACGGTGAAGAATCTACAGGTGATTTACCATGGGAAACTAAAAAAGAAGAAACAAAAGCACCAGCT